CGTTCCCAAAGTGGGGAAACAGCTTCAATACGCGCGAACTTCTCCGGCTTTTTGCGTTTGTCTCCCTGAATGGGTAACTGGTAACCGCGCAAATTCCCTTCAGTGGTAAATTCATCCAGTATGATGTCCTGTAAGAAATTCGCTTCCATGTAGTATTCGCATATTACCCCTTCAGGTATTCGTTCGTGCAGATCATAGAACCAGCGTACCATTTCACTAACCGAACATTGGCGAACAAACGCAGACAAATGATGCAGTTCTGTTCCGGTTTTACCCCACACCTTTATTGCCTTATAGTCGTTTTGGGTACTACCTTTGAATGAAGGGTCACAATAGGCCACAATCTTATCATAACGTTCAAGTGGCAGCATCTTTTTCCAACGAATCCAGTCTTTGCGGAATACAGTGCCTTCCTTAATCGGATTATTCATGTACTCTTTTTCAAAGGCCCGGTATCCCATAAATTCACGCTTTGTCTTTATGCGTTCAGGCGTCCAGTATTCCGGCCAAGAAGGTTTACCGTATTTATCCACTACATTCACCTGACTGACAAAAACACCCTTTGCAGCCGCTATATTAGCCAGTACACTACATTTACTTATAAGATTACCCACCATGATAAAACGTCCGCCTTCAGCCCCAAAAGAACCGAACAGGGCTTCTTTTACCCATTCGGTCAATTTGCGTACACGGGCATCGTTTTCACATAATTCGTCATCGTCCAAGTCGTCAATCACAATATAGTCGGGCCGACGGTCACGGTATCGCATTCCGCGCGGTGACTGGCCGCGTCCACGGGCAAAGAAGGCAACACCGAAAGTTGTGACAAATTCGCCTTCTTCCCAACTGCCGGCGTTGTATTGCGGCCCGAAATCATGTATATACCGTTTGTTAAACTGTAATTCCGCCTGAATGTCCCCTAACAATGTTTTGGCGTTATCTTCGGATTTGCCGATAAGTGCCATGACATTAATCTGTCGCTGTTTCTGGCACATTAGCCACATAGGAATCATTACGTCCATGTGGGTGGATTTCGCATGTCCGCGCGCCCATTTAAACACCGCAATTAAATCGCGGTTCTGAAGTATCTTTTTAGCCGCTTCGATATGGAATTTAGCCGACGGTGTAACTTTGCCTGTTACCTTGTCTTTACAATAATGCGGGAAATAATACTCAACGAAATAGGCATAGTCTTTCCGGACACGTTCAATACGTTCAATTTGGGCGGCTTTCGTTTCCGCCACATTGACGGCGGACATTGTCTGTATCGTTTCCGATAGCTGTTTCCACCTTTCCCGCGCTTGTTTAAGAGTAATTGAAGCCATTACACAAAACTGTTTTTACTCACATGTTCGGAAAGAAACACATCCTGATAGTAGTTCATTACCCTAACCAGTTCTGCCGTGAGTTCCTTGTCTACACCCATACGCACCACCAGCCATTCATTATAGGCTGTCATTACTTCGTATATTGTGATCGCATTTGTCTGCCTGTCTATTTTGTCTATTGATGCCGCCAGCTTTGACATTTCATCAAATGTCAATTTACCTTCTTCCAGCTTCTTGTTGGCTTCCTGCATCATTTTAGTAACAATCTCCTTTCGGGTGATAGTTTTTGCAACTCTCATAGCATCCCACCCGCCTTCAGCTACCCACTTATTAATTGTGACACGGCTTTTACCCACCTTTTCCGCAACGAGTTTTTGTGTATCACCATTCAGGTAGTACATGCGTGCCAATTCCTTGATCTTTTCTACTTCTTTTTTAGACATAATCCTGCTTTACTTTTTGGCAAAATTGCGGGGCAAAACCGGGCGGGGCAATTAAGTGTGAAACGCTTTCCAACTATTGCGAAACGCTTTCATACAAGTGCGTAAAGGTTACACACTTTTTTGCCGGGGCTATTTCCGGTCGGTATGTTTGCAGTGAATTAAGGCGCAAAAGTGCGGAAACCAAAAACAATTAATATGTAGTAAATGGCAAAGCGAATAGTAATAAGTGACGAATCAGTGAACTGTTATGGTACATGGGTGAAAACTGAAGGGGCGGATATTTCGCAGTACGAAAGAAACCCGGTTCTTCTGTGGATGCACTGACGGGGCATAATAATCGGATGTATAAAGGATATTCGTAAAGAAGGTGACAAGATTACCGGCGAACCTTACTTTGATGAAGTACGTGACGAAAGCAAACTGGCAAAACAGCAATGGGAAAAAGGTACGCTTAAAATGGCTTCCGCACATTTTGAGGTATTGGAAACTAGCGATGCGGCAGAACTGATAAAACCGGGGCAATACCGGGCAACTGCCGTAAGAAGCAAATTAATAGAAGTCAGCATGGTTGATATTGGCGGGAATGATAATGCGCTGCCATTGATGTTGAGCTTTAAAGGTGAGGAATTAAAATTATCGGCCGGCGAAGAAAATGACAGTCTGCCGTTGCTCAATAATAACAAAAATCAAAAAAAAGAAGAAAAAATGGATTACAAAGCTATTGCCCTGAAATTGGGGCTGCTGGAAACAGCCGGAGAAAACGAAATTCTTTCTTCCATTGACCTGCTTCTTGGATACAAAACGGCCAATCAGCAGTTACAACAGGAAAAAGAACAGTTACAGTTATCCGCCATTACACAAACGGTCAAAGAAGCGGTTGCAAAGCATCTCATTCTAGCTGAAAAAGAGACGCATTTTATTGAATTAGGGCAAAAGGTAGGAATTGATAGTCTGAAACTTACTTTTGATTCCATGACACCCATTCAAAAGCCGTTGAATCTGATTAATACCACCGGCGGGGGAAGTTCCATTTCATTGGACTGGAAAAAGCTGTCAGATGTTCCGGTTGACAAAATGGAAGAACTAAGAAATAACGACAAGCCTACCTATATGAAGCTATATAAGGCTGAATATGGCGTTGATTGTCCTAAATATTAATAATAACCAAATAACAAATGAAAACAGGATTTAATTTATTTTCCCGCTTGCTGATTAATGTAATGCTGGGGCTTGTTCTTGCCGTTGCAGTAGGTGTTCCCGCTTCTGCCGGCGTGCTCACTGTGACAGGTGTGTCCTTATTATCGGGAAACTTTATGCCGGCCGGTTCCGCCTGTGTCGGAGTATTTACAGAGATTTGGACGGGTGAACTAGTAAAAAAACTACGTGCAGGTATTACAGCTACCTGGTTGGATGGTATTCCCGATTACTCTGATAAGGCCGAAAACGATATTATCCACTTGATTGACGTAGGCGGCGACCCTGATGTACTAATTAACAACACTACTTATCCTATTCCTATTCAGGATTTAGATGACAAGGATATTGCCATAAACTTGGATAAATACCAGACAAAGGCAACCCGTGTTAAGGATGATGAACTTTACGCATGTTCATACGATAAGATCGAAAGTCATAAAGAACGCCACGGGGATTCGATTCTTGTAAACAAGTTTAAAAAGGCTATCCATGCGCTTGCACCGCAAAGACATACATTACTGACACCGGTAATACTGACAACAGGTGAAAACGATAACGGACGTCGTAGAATTACAATCAAGGATATTATTGCCCTGAAGGATAAATTTGATAAAATGGAAGTTCCGACCGAAGGACGCCGGCTGGTATTGTGTACCGACCACGTGAATGACCTGTTGCTGGTAGATCAAAAATTCAAAGACCAGTATTACAACTACACTTCAGGCAAGATTGCAAATTTATACGGCTTTGAAGTATATGAATATGTCAGTTGT